GCTATATCAACATCAGATCCTCCTGATTTTTGAATAAAAGCATCTACTTGAACAGTTCCTGCAGCTTGATGAGATGTTTGTAATGATTTTACAATAATAGTTGCATCTGAGGGACAAGTTAAAATATCCGTTACATCAGTGGTTGTTAAATTAAATGTGTCGCTTTTGTATCTAATTGTCATGATAAAAAATAATTAAAAGTATCCTGTTCTTGTTTCAAGTCAAATTGAAAAGAAAAATTTAATTGATCTTTAAGTGTATCAATAGCCTCTAGTATCTGTCTTTGATTAGACGAATCATACTGCTCTTTAGGTTCTGGTAAATAAATATTTATCTTAGCCATTATGCTTTTCTTGCTCTTGAAGCCGCTTCATAAGAAGCAGAGAATTTTCTAGGTGCTTTAGATTTAGGTGCTGAGTAACTTATAGTCTTACTTCCTCCACCATGTATTGCTGCACCTTTGTCTTGTGATGAAGTTGGATTCGCATTAGCAGGTGCTTTTCTACCACCTGTTAATTTAAGTTCTAAATTTCTTTGTGTAATATTTGGATCGTTTTTTATTAAATTCATTGCTTTTCTATCCATAGCTTGTTTTTCTTGTAACATGTTTAATCTATTTGTAAGATTAGTTGTGTCTTTTCCAGCAGCTTCTAATCTTTTCAGACCAACATTTCGTATAGTGTCAATTCTTTTTTGGTATGCATTATCTAAACCTAATGTAGGAGGTTCACCAAATTGACCACCCGTTAATGTATAAAGACCGCCTCCAGAAACAGGATTGTATCCTTGCATCATTGGATCTTGTCCTAAACCTGCATAGTAATCTCTTGTGGCAGTAACGACAGGATCTTGTTGAGGTAACATAGCACCCAACATGTTAGCCATCATAGTTCCAGGTAACATTTGTGGTAAACCAAATTTAGATGCTATTTTACTTTGAATAAAACTTTTTGCAGCGTCTTTCATGCTAGGAGCATTAGACACTAAGTTATTGTACATTCCACTTATACCAGTGTTAGAGGTATTGCTTAAATCTGGTCTTTGATACATTGAGGCGAATTGATCGTAGCTGTATTTATTTTGATAATTTGGATTATCTACATACATTTGTAAAATTTGTTCTTGATCCATTATCTCATACCATCTGGTTGTGTATCAGCTCTAAATGTACCATATCTCCAAGTTTGGTTTACTGACGTATTTTCTACTTTTAAACTAGCAAATCTTGCTCTAGCTCTTGTGTCTACTTTATTAGTTGTGGAGTCTATTGTAAAGGGTCCCAGTGGAGATGTTCTTTCTGTGTCCGTTGGATAGTCTTTAAGAAGAATTGATATTTTAGCATCTCCTGTTAATACTTTAAAATCTGGAACAAATCTTCTCATACTCATAAAAAATTGACCATTACCTTCAACATCTAAATCAAAGTCTCCAGATTGAATAAATGATGTTATAGCTGTAGATACTCCAAGATTATCGACTTCATTAGTTCCGATTTCATGCGCATAATATGTGGATGCACCATTTCCACTTGTAACACCATTAATGGTTGGAAATGTAGGTGTTCCCGATCCGTTAAATTTTGTTGCATAAGGGTTATCAAATAAAGTAGCGTCAAAGTATGAAGTCCTTGCTAATGTTCCTGTAGTCCAAGTGTTTTCATTATAATTATAAGTCACTACTCTGTTTATAGCGGTAGTTCCTGATTTTGGATAAAACCAACTTATTTCCATAAACAAAGTGTTAAGTCCCGCATATACTAATTCACCAGAAGCATAATTAATTCCAAGACCATCCCCCTCAGTAGTAAAAACAAAATCTTCAACTAAACAAGGTAAAGCTTTTACTGTACCATCAAACACAAAAAAACCACCAGCTTGACCCATCCAATATATATTACCGTTTACATACTTAATTGCTTTTTGACCCAATGCTCCACAGTTAGACCCAACCTGCCTTATTGAAAAAGTAAACGGAGGACCTACAAACTGCATCATATATGCAGAGGTATCTGTCAAAATAAATATATAATCTTTAGCTTTAACAGCGCCCACAATCTTTGTTCCAGAGTCTAGTCTAAAAGTACCAGCGGTATTAATAGATGTAGGTTGATAGTCACTAGTGCTTTCTTGATCAGAAAATCTTATAAAAAGTTTATCTTGTGTTGAAGTATCTCCAACTGTTGTTTCTGTACCAAGCATTATTAAATGTCTATCTCTTTCAGACACAATAGACATCACAGATCGAGTAGGTGCACCAGATAAAATTGTGGCTCTGGTTGATAGAGCATTTACGTTATTATGAATTGGTTGCCATCCAAAAGATTCACCATTTTTAACTGTTGCAATTAATTGTTCTCCGAAATTATCTAATGACCAGTTTCCAGGATCAAGTGTTAAATTAGAAGTTGTAGTTGCAATACCCCATCCAACAAAATCAGTTGCATCTAATACTGTCGAGTTATCTGCATGTGCAGATCTATTTGAACCAGACACAGCTCTAGTTATTCCTAAAAAATTTGTAGCGTTTGTAGATGTGTAAGAAATTAATTCTGAACCTACCAAAATAGTTCCCGATGACGGAAACCCTGAAGTTGAGTCGACTGTTACTTGAGTAGATGGAGACCCTCCAGTTCCAAATGCATCATCATTTAAAGCACCATCAAGTATAGTTGAAGATGCTCCAGAAACTGTTCCACCAAATAAACCTGTGCCCCATCCAAAACCAAAAGTTTGATTTAAAGGTCCTGCAGTTATGTATGGGTTAATTGTTGCTGATCCGGTGGCCGTTGTTGTTCCTGATGCAGCCGTTGCGAATTGAATTGTAAATGTATTTGTAGTTGCAGACAACACTTCAAAAGGATTAGCTTCTAGCTGTGCTGCTGTGTATCCAGATCCTGTAGGCGGTGTAACTGATGTGAATGTAAATAAATCACCAGTTTCTAAACCATGAGCTGCTTTGTTTACAGTTATTGTTTGTGGTGTCCCTGTAGCTGAAATAGTGAATGTTGCTCCAGTGACAGCTGCACCTAAAGGTGTGATGTCGTAAAAAGTACCACTGTAATAAACAATAAGTGCTTTGTGAGTACCAATAGCAGCATAAGCTCTACCATCTAAATCAGACCAAACGTGTTGCTCTCTAGCTGCTCCAACAAGTGTATCACCAGTAATTTGTTCCCAACCACCAATTTTCTCTGGTAATCCATATCTAAATCTTACATTATCACCATCAGTCCACTGTCCTTCAGCTCCTGTTTCTGTGATTTGTTTGTTAAACCCTGGTCTTATATTTACACTTGTTAATGGCATAGCGCATTATAACACGATCAAGGAGCTTTGTTAACATCGGGGTCTTCAGTATCCTCACCATAAGTAACTAAATTTTTAGTTTTTTCATCAAACCTCAACTGCCACTCAGCCACCATTTTTACCAATATGTTACCAAAATTTTTAAATGACGTAGAGTCTAGAAATAAATTTTTCTTTTCTTGTATAATCTTTATCTCTTTTTCTGAAAATTCTATGTCACAACTTCCATCAGCATATTGTTTAAACCTCATAAAAACCTCTTTCCTTTAATTGTTGTATTTTATTGTCTGATAAAGTTAAAAAACAATTTATAGAATATCTACTACCTTTTGTAATTTTTTCTGTGCCGTGTATCCATATTGGTTCTGCTGGGAAAAACATTGTATCACCTTTACCTAAGACAACTTTATGTCTGCCATCAAAAAATCTAAATTCACCACCCTCGTAATCATCATTTAAATTTATCGTTAATGAACCTCTAATTTGTTTAGTAATATCTGAGTGATCTTTTATTTGAGTTCCTTCTTCGTATTTTAATATTCTTATATTATCAGTTTGACTAATATGCATATCATTAAAAGTAGGACAAATTTCTTTTTGAATATACTCAACATAAGTTTTTAAACAATAAGATACAATCTCTACAGCTTTAGCAAAAACAGGTTGAAGTATTTCATTTTTGATATGATGTTCTGATAAACTTAAACACTTATAGTTATCCCACACAATTTTTTTTTCATCATACTTATAGCTTTGTTCCTTAGTTTGTAAATTTGGAAATTTATCAAACGCCCACTTAAAGCGTTCACACCAATAACTCGAAACAAATTTTTTCTGTATGTGTATTAAATCTGTAATTTTAAAATTATATTCGTTCGGGGAGTTTTGCATTTTCTTTACTTCCAGTTGTATCTCTTTGATCATTCTTGTAATCTTTGTAAGGACCGTTAGCATCTACATAATGTAAAAAAATTTGAGAATGCCAATCACCTTGAAATTCTTCTCGCCAATGTTCAACCTCACACCCGAGATATAAAACAGCATCACCTGGTTGCATCTCTAATGCTGTGCCTTCTATGTAAATAGGCCAAGGTGTTTTATCTGAACCAACCATCACTGTGCATGATATCTCACAAGAGGGTCTATCTTTATGTTTTTTTAGATCTGCATATTTTGTATACATTCTCCAAAAACTGTAAGTTGGGTTTAATTTAAGATTAGTTTCTTCTTCCATTTTTTTTCTTTTGCTTATTAACAATGCATCAGTTGCTGGGTTGCCATAGTTCATTGTGTCCATAGTGATTGATTGTTGGGTATCAAATGACGAATCGTTTCTTTGATGAAATAAAATTGTAAAATGTTTTAATAATTCTGTTTCTTCTTTTGCTAAAAAGTTTTTTACAAGTTTGTATTTTAAATCTCTTATACTGCCCAACATACTGCTGAATACCTTATACCTTTCTCTACTGGTGTTACTCTATGAGGAAACATAAAATTTGAAGGCCAAACAATCATTCTATTTTTCTTAGGTTCAATTTCTAAACTTTCATCTTTTGCAGGAAAAGCAAATTGTAATTTACCACCTTCGTAACCATCATTTAAATAAAATATACAACTTATTTTTCTGTTTAAATAAAGTCCATGATCTACATGCCAAGTGTAGTGACCTCCAGGTTCATATTTTAATATTTGTGAACCTTCAAGTCTTGATATTGTTTGCGAAGGTAATTTATTTTCTTCGATATATGAACCAATACATTCTTTAAAAATTTTATTAAAAACATGAGCCCAATGAATTTCAGTCATTGATTGAGAATCGAATTGCAAATGTTTCACAAGTGTGTTTCTAGTTTCTTTTTCAATAAATCCTTTATCTTTTTTTTCATTCAATATTTCAGCATATTCAAAATTTAAGTCTTTGACCCATTTTAAAATAACTTCTAAAGTTTCATTGTTAATAGTGTTATCTATTATTTTTATACAGTCTTTTATTTCCATGATTTTTTAGACCAAAAAACTGTTTTGTATGCATGCATTAATTTTTGTTTTAATTTAAAACCAGTCCATCTTGGATCTTCTTTTGCAACTTGTACTTTCATTTTCCAAGCATCTCTTTTAAAAGGAATTACTTGTGCAACAGGTGTGTCCACTTTTATAGTTGTAATCATCTCTGGATACTTATCACCATTAAGTATTATTGGAAAATTTATATGTAAGTTATATTTATCTGTATCAACTATACCTGGAATAATTTGAAATCTGTCATCTGGATTATTCATAGGTGGTAAAAACAAACAAGAGTAACCTGGTGGTGTTTGTATTAGCCAAGGGTTCATTATTTTATAAAAAGGTAAATCTTTGTTTTTTTTTAAGTGAGGGCATTCACCGACTTGAAAAGGTGCATGTGTTTCTCTATTGTCAAAATTTAAATTAAGACCTTGATCTATAACCCATTGCCCTAAAGATTCATAACCCCATTTAACAAAACTATCTTTATTACCATCATTATTAGTTACATTATGCTGAATTAGCATATCTTGTGGCATTTTTATTAAATAACCTGATGTTAAAGAATCTAAAATAGGCATACAACCTTTCATGGTAGGTATACCAACATTATGTTTTAAATCTTTAAACCATTTGGGTATATGTAACTTTATTGGTTCTGGAAGTGCAACGTTTTGATCTAAATACTCTTTTGGCGCTGAAAAAATTATTTCCTTTTCAAACATCCATGTCTTTTACTACTTATAGACAAAGCTGTAAAGGACTAACATAATCTTGACTTATGCTTTCTAGGTATTGTTCAAATGTTTTATCAGTAGGCCAAGTTATTGATGAAGTATCCCAACCATTTAAAAAATTTAAATAAGTTTGTGTTTCAGTTCTAAGATATGTTTTTCCATCATCAATCCAAGCTTTACAAGTATCAATGTGTGATTGCTTAATAGCTTCCATCATATTTTTAGCAAGTTCTTGAGTTTCATTTGCTATAACATCAGATCTAGTACTAAGTGTATCTCCATCATTACCGTCAAGTTGAGTAGTACCATTTTTAATATTATTAAAAACTGTATCGGAAATTTCTACAACTCTTATATCACTGCTTACTAAATTTTCAGCAGTAGACCAATCTGAAGTAGATACAATACCTACTACTGATGAATCAGAACCAGATGCAGAGTTTGAAAAAAGTGCTTTTGCCATATTACGCTCCTGTATTTTCTAAAATAAATACTCTTCCAGATTGACCATTGTTTCCACCAGACATATTATTTCCTGGCATTGAAGTTCCACCATTACCGCCATTACCAAATGATGTAGCAACAAGATAGCTTCTAAAATTATTAGTTAAATCCATTTTTGCACCTGGAGCGGTTCCAGCATTTCCGTTTGGTCCAGCTTGGTTGTATTGATGATATCCTGCTCCGTTACCAGCGTTAGCCGTTCCAACATTTGTTAACGTAGTTGCAGTTCCTGCATTACCTGCATTACCGTTTCCTGGATTAGGGTTTCCACTACCTTTGTTACCTCCTGATCCAACTGTGTAAGGGTAACTAACAGGGGAACTTATTGGAGATCCAAAAAAACCAAATCCACCTTTTCCTCCAGTACCGCCAGGACAACATTGTGAACCTCCAGCGCCTCCGCCTCCGCCTCCCCATAAAAGGGCTGCAACATAACCTGCGTTAGCATTTGAACTATAGGTTCCAGGACTTGATGCATATAATTTTGGTTCGAATCCACCACCACCTGCACTTCCATCCGAAGCTGCAGTCAATCTTCCTTGAGCATCAACAGTGATAGATGCAGAAGTGTAAGATCCAGCAGTTACCGCAGTGTTAGCAAGTTGATCAGCACCAACAGCATCATCTGCAATCATTGCAGATTGCACTTGTACTTCACTAATCGCACCTGCTGTCGTAGCACCTAAGACTCTATTGTCTGTTGATGTGTGTTGCATTTTTGCATAAGTCACTTGATCGTCACCGATTTTATCTGTAGTCACGGCACCATCTGCGATTTGAGCCGCAGCAACTGTGCCACCTAAAGTGTCTAAAGATACTTCGTTTAAATTAGTTCCGTCTGAGTAAGCTGCATAAATTTTTGCTGCATCAATTGTAAAACCTGTTCCACTTGCAGTTTTAATTGTTAAATTTGTAGGAGCTGTAATTGCTGTACAGTCAAAAATATAAAATTTTTCAATACTGTCTGGTATCGTAACTATAGTTGCTCCTGTTAAAGTAATTGTTGCGAATTTAATAATCATGTTACGTGCATTTGATAATGCAGCGTTTGACATTACTAAAGCAGTTGTATCCGAATCTGTAATTGTAACTGATTCGTATCCTGCTACAGCTTGTTGAATTAGATTTAAATTTGTGTTTGTTTTATCACCCCATGTACCAGCGTTTTCACCGGTTGCCATTAGTTCTAGTTTAAGGTCACTTGAGTATGTTGATGCCATAAAATTAATTCTCCTAAATAATTATATTTTACATTAATCAGGCAGCTAAATCAACTGGTGTCCAAATATTAGCTACACCTGGGTCTATCTCAGACCATGCAGCGATATTAACTCCTGAAATACTGGTAGTCAATGCTTGGCCTGTAACATCAACTTCAACATTAATTACAGTGTTTTCCTCACCCATAGCCATTGTCATTGCTACCCCAGTAACTTCGTAAGTAGTGACTTGAGAAACTTGTCCTGTACTACCTGCTAAAGACGAACCAGTTACAGGAACATCTGCATTAGCTTGAACTGTTTCTGTTCCAATAGATGTGGTTAAAGAAGATCCAGAAACGACTACATTACCATCTGCTGTGACTATTTCGTTGCCTATCGAACTTGTTAATTCTATACCTGTAATAACAACATCTGCGTTTGCTGTAATTTGGCTTATTGAACCAATAGAAGTAGTTAATGATGATCCTACTGCTTCTGGAGAAACTCCAATATCAATATTTATAGAATTTACTGCTGTATCAAGTTGATCTTCAAATACATTTACAAATTGATTACCATCAGCATTAATATCAACAGGACTGATTGACATGTTAGCTTGATTACCCACAATATTGAAAGTTGAAACAGGTCCAACACTAGAAGTTAAAGAGATACCTGTTAAAGTTAAATTTGCATCTCCAGTAATTTCTAATTGTCCAGAAGAAGAGGTAATTACTTGACCAGTCGGTGTTACATTTGCATCTGCTGTAATAGATTCAATAGATCCTACAGACGTAGTAGCAGATACGGATCCTGTTTGAACTGAATACGCATCTCCCCATACCATCGTACCCCAAGCATCTCTACCCCAACCAGATCCAATTAAATAATTTTCATCTACGGTTGCTGTACCAACAGAACTACTTAAAGATGATCCAGTGACAGGCACACCTATACCGATATCTTCTTCACCACCTGTTGCAGTAAGAGTTTGACCAGTAACTAATACGTCTACAGAAGTTCCACCTGCAGGAATTGAATTTACAGCAGTACCTAGCGTACGTTTATAATTTGTTACCGCAGTCCCTTCTTCAATTTGTATACCCCAAACTTCAAAACTTAAATCTTCACTAGAGTTGGCATCTAATTTGAAATGAGTTCCTGCTTGACCACCATCTGATGATGTGTATGTATTAGTAACAGTAACTGCTGAATGATTTTTGTCTATTCTTGTCCACTCAGTAGTCGATAATGAATTAAAATTTATATTCCAACTACCTTGAGCAGCATTTTGTGGGTTGTTAAATTGTAATGCAGTCGATGATCCACTTACTCTTTTTATATAAAAAGACGCTTCAAGAGCTTCACCAGACGCTGAATAATTTGTAGCTATTACATCAAAAACGTCAGAGTATGTACCGCCAGGTGTATTATTACCTTGAATATTATCAATTAAAGTAGATGTTTTGGTTCCGTCTGGAGCTATTCCGTAATTTGCAGTTGCTGTACAATTACCTCGTTTAGTATAATTTGATTGAGATAAATCTTGTGAGTAAGCTTGGAAGTTTGTGCCTGCAAAATTTACAGTGGTTGCAATACCTGTAACATCTGCATCAGAATTTGCTTGTGTAGTTACGGATCCAATACTTGTTGAAGCTGAGCTTCCTGTTACAACAAAATTTGGTTGTAATTCTCCCCAACTGTTTTCACCCCATGAGTCTCCACCCCAACCTTCTTCAATAATGGCAGTTACAACAGGAGTACCTATTGAACTTGATAAAAGTCCTGCAGTCGTTAGATTTACAACATCACCCGTACCTGGAACAAGTGTTCCAATAGATGATGATACTGAAATTCCTGATTGTGAAATATCAACTGAAGTTCCGCCTGCAAAAATTGAACTTACAGCTGTGCCAAAAGTCGGTTTGTAATTTGTTAATGCAGTTTGTTCTTCTACCTGTGCTCCAAATAAAATAACTCCTGGATCATCAGCTGCCGATCCATTAAGTTGAATTCCTACATTTGTATTTGGTTTGTCAAAACTTGATTCATACCGGACCGTTAATCTAAACCTATACCAGCCATCTCCATAATCGACTGAATCTCCCTCAACAAAACTAACTTCTGAACTTTGAGCAGTTCCAGTTCTTACTCCATTCGATATGTTAAATTGTACATTGGCTCTTTGTGCACTATTACCAATTTCCATTTGGAAAGTGCCACCAGTTCCGCCAGCGCTGTTTTTTGCAAAAATACTAAATGTTTGTATGTCTCCTGGAGATGGAGTGTTGAAACCAAATTTAAATAAAACTTTTGTCCCTGTATCTACTCCATTACCTGTTAATGTTGTTGCATCTTTTGTGCCAAAAGGAGAAAGAGCAGCATTACTTGTGACGGTTGCTCTAAATTGATTAGGGAAACTTGAATCTAAATCTACAGAATTAACAACTTGGTTTTCTCCTGCAAAATTTACAGTAGTTTGTATACCTGTAACGCTTACATCAGCATTTGCTTGCAATGTTAAAGAACTTGAAACTGCAGCGTTTACTGTTGGTTTAAAATTACTTATAGAATTTTGTTCTACTTGCGCTCCCCATACTAAAACATCTGCATCAGTTTGTCCTGCATATGTACTCGGGTTATATCTCTGGGTTGTGTTTACATTATTTGTAAACGCCAAAATGTAGGAAGTTGCACTTCCAGCTCCGTTAACAGGAGCAATACATCTATACCATCCGTTTCCAACATCAATCATAGTTGGAGCAGAAGGTGTATTATAATTTCCTACAGCACCTGTAGTAAGATTGAAATTTGCATATATTACTTGCCCACCACCTGAAGTTATTTGTATCCAATCTGGAGCGTTGGCTCCTGTCCCTTTTTTAAAATAAACACTAAATGTACCAGCAATATTATTATCAGGAAAAATACTGTTAAATTCCCAAAAGTGGTTATTTACGTTAGTGAGCTCATTTACTAAATTTGCTGTATTTGTACCATCAGGTGCTAAACCTACATTTTTTGTTGCGCCTACATTACGTCTATTCCAAGCACTGTTGGTAAAATCTTTTGAATATCTAGCTAGGTTTTCACCTAGTACATTTATTGTAGTTGATACTCCTGTAACTGAAACAGATACATCATTTTGAGCACTCCAAGAATTTTCAGACCAAGTTAATACTCCCCAGGTGTCAGAAGCAGGTGTGTTTGCTTGTCCACCCATACCAGAGTGTGCTGTACAATAATAATATAAAGTTGGTGCAGAATTTGCTACAGAAATTTGAACGTAAGCTCCTACATCTCCTGCGTTTCCAGATGTGGTAACTCCAGTGGTGTATTCACTTCCTCCACCATGAGATCCATCAGAAGTTGTTGAAAATCTAAATGGGTGTCCACTTACAGAACTGTCGGAAACATCAAATTTATATACGCCACCTTCAGCTAAATTTATTGTGGCTTGTTGTACGCCATCAATAAAGTATTTATTGCCCGCTCCAGTAGAAACAACTGTGACTGTAAATGTACGAGTAATTGACACCGAAACGGGCTCCTATCATTAAGCTATTCTAAGAATTGCAGCAGAAGTTGTGAACGCAGGGAACTGAATTGTAAATGTTCCAGACGTTGCAGTTTTATCTCCACCGAAATCTAATACAGCTACAGCGTTTGTAGTGTTAGTACCACCGTTTGTTGTTGTATTGTAGATTAAGGCTCCTCTTGCAGTTAAAGTAACTCCAGTAAACGAAAGATCAGAAAAATCTGTGATCGCTGTTGCTGAAGCCAATGAAGTTCCAGTGTTAACCAAAGCTTTACCACCTGCAGTGTATCCGCTTGGTGAAGAAACTTCGTTTGTTGCTGCATATCCGACAGTAGAAGCACCTAAAGTAGCAGAGTTTGTGTACATTGCTAATTTATAAGTATCTCCTCCTGGATTTTGAAATTGATGCTCACCTTGTAATAATTCTTTTTTGAATGAATTACAGATGGCATTAGTTGTTATAGCCATAATTGTTCTCCTTTATTAATTAATTGTTTGGAGATGGTGAAGGTATTTTTACTCTTGGAACACCGTCATCATACTCCGCACGTCTTCTTCTACCCATTTGTTGTAGGGCAAAATTCTGTACTTCCTCATCATACTTCTTTTTGTACAGCGTGTATAGGTTATCTGGACCTTTTAAATAGCTGTAAGCTTCAGTTAAGACACCATGTAATAACATCGACTCTTGATAAGTTGATAAAAACGTGTTGTTTGATGAAGTAAATTCTGGTGGGTCTATAATATAATTTATTTGAATTGTTAAAGCTGTAGCGGGTATTGGTGCTACAAGAATAGTAAAATCATCCCAATTTGCAAAGTATTTAGGTGTGCCTTGTGAACCAGTGCTATTATACTCAGAGATAAAACTAGTGTCTCTTTTTTCTAAAAATGTTCTAGTGCTACCATCTATGACTTGAGCAGATCTTATAATCATACAATCTGCAGGAAGCGAAACATATCTATTAGCTGCGGTAAATGTTGAGGTTGAGTATTTTCTTAAATCATCATAATCAACTTTCCCCGCAACATCTAATTCAACAGATCTTATAAAATCTTGTATGATTTGATCTGTAAGAACCGAACTTCCTACCTCTGTGTAATCTCTAACTTGTGTTAAAAATGCTGAATGAGTTATTGCCATTATGATATCTCCACTGTAACTGAACCCACTAATGAATCCAGTTGTCTTCTTCTATTTTGTAAAGAAGGATCTGCTGGTATCATTGCAGAAGTCCCTTGATTAAAAAAAGCAAAATCACCTGGAAGTGATAAATTTGCAACACCTACAATAGTACCACCTGAATCAACAAGTGTAGAATCATTAGATGCAAATGTTGGATTTAATGATGACATTTCTTGAGGTTGTTGAAATTTTTGAGGTCTTACATTCTGTAAAGCTATCGCATCAGCAACAGTTCTACGTCTTCTAATCTGTGGATGTTTAGGTTCAAACTCAGAATAGTGAACTAAAGATCCATTCCATTCTTTTACCATTTCATCATATGGAAATGCCATACCAGATCTATCTGATATTGCTTGTGATCTTTTACCTGTTGCAAATTTTCCCATTTTTAAGTTCCTGGATAAAATGTTTGAGGTGAAATATAAACTGAAGTTCTTTGACCATCTTCTTCAAGAGCTCTTTTTAGTTCGTCCTCATAAATTAATTTATTTTGTTGTACTAATTCTGGTCTAATTTTCATTGCTAAATAGTAAGCAAGTCCAGCACACATACACGGTAAAAACCGATAAGCAACATCTGCTTGATTTGTATATGCACCAGCATCTTCTATTCTTTTAATTACATAATATTTTAAAGTCGTATAGGTATTTAGATCTGGTGTTTGATATAAATATATTATTGGAGTTGTTTGTCTAGAAACATAATATTGTGAAGGTGTACCAGTTGAATATTTATTAGGTAACGCAGAATAAGCAGATCTGTCAATTTTAGTTAAAGCAACGTCTTGTGTTTCAGAGTTATTGCTTGCTGCCGCTGTGGAAGATATAAATGCTTCTAATACATCACTTACATCGGATGCAACTGTGTAACTAGCCTGTCCTGAAACTAACGCATTTTCATCAAGCTCAACTTTCCAAAGATGAATTCCTCTATTACCCCATTCAGAAAATAATAAGTTTAAACTTGTTCTTGCAGATTTTAAATCATGTCCTGAATTAGTTCTTACACCACATCTTTCGTATGCTTCTTGAATAATATCATCAATATTTAAATCAAAAGATGTAGTCCCTGATGTAGCCATTAAATCATTCCTTTATAATATTTCTCATAAGATTTATTAGAAATACTTTGTCCATCAATTTCAGATTTAATGTAACTCCCATTGTATTGTTCTTTTGTTCCAGGTGCTTTTGATGTAGTTTCTGAAAAAGCTGCTCTTCCCATGGCTGCTTTAGTAACAGGCACACAATTTGGCACCATCTTATTTCCTTTTTTTTTCATACCTTTTTGAATATATCCATCCCAACAAGTTCCTTGTTTTGTACGTGACATAAATCCTCCTAAATTTATATTAACATTATTTGATAATTAGTTCTAGACTAAGTCTACAGCTTTTCCAATCACAGGTTTATATTTAGTTTTACCCTCTGATTTATAAGCATGTAAAAATTGTTTCCTAGGTTGATCTGGAGTATAGCTGCAGTGTATCCAACCACTGTTCGGCTCACCAGGAGTATAGAATTCCAATATCAATTGGTCATAATCTAGGTTCTTGTTAATCCAATCAGCTAACTCAGCGTTATCTGTTCCCATCACTTCGAAGTCTGCGGCCTCGGCCTTGGCATGCTGTGAATTTACAGAGCTACCTATTTTTAAACACAACTGTTCTGAACGGAATCCGCTGGTCACCTTGACCCTGCCGAAGTGGTCGCGCACGGGCTGTAAAATATTTTCACAAAGTGCTTTTAGTTTTTCTATTTGTCCTGAGTTAGGATTGTTATTGATGTCTAATCTAACAGCAGTGTCAGATTTAATTAATTCTTGTAAACTAAAATTTCTTGAAAGGTTCATATGTATCTCCTATCTTCGTAAGCGTTAAAGCTTAACGCATATTTTGGAGTGTTGCTAGTGTTCCTGTTCGTATAATGAAACAGAAAACCGCTAAATATAGCAAAAGCTCCAGGTTCTGGTTTTATTTCTTCTCCAATTTGAGGAAAAAATAATTTCTGATCACTACTGTTTAAGTAAATAACTCCACCAAAAACAGATGGGAAATGTTTATGTTTTTTTGTATAACCACCCTTTGGTTCAATTAAACCCCAAACTTCTTCAATCATATAACTCTCATAAAACAAATTATTTTGTTCTATGTAATCTTGTATAGGAAAAAAAGGAGTCCAAAACTTTTCATCTTTAGCAAAAAAATGCCAATTAGTCATTCCTCCCATGACATTAGTTTTTCCATTTAAATTATCATTACTCAGAACTTGTTCATCTATTTTTTTTTTAAAATATTCAGTATCTATATCAAGAACACCAGTCATATAGACATAATCCTGTAGTATTTGTTTTTGGACTATTTTATTTAATTTCATTCTGATTTTTTTCTTCCATATTATAAAACATTTTATCAGAATCTTCAGTTACAAATTTAGAATTTTCTGCATCCCAATACGTAGTTTGGACTTTATAATCTGGCCAACTGTTATCAGTAGTGTAACTATTAACATGCCACAAAATACGATTATTAGGCTGAGCTGCATAATTACCGTTAGCAAGAGCCAATATATGCGCACACTTATGTTCTTGAGGAATTTCAGAGTGCTCCACATCCAAGATATTAGTATCTGGATGAGCCCAATCAACAGTGAATAAATACTGTCCATGATAAAACTTTTTATCAAGGCCCAAAAATTTGCCATCTAAACCAGCCAACCAATCAAAGCGATGAACACTAGGCCAATAACTAAAACAATTCCACAATTCCAACTCGTGCGTCTGCATATCCGGCACATTGGTTCTATCATACGATTTTTGGAAAAACGCTGAGATAGGCAAACGCCAAAAGCATGCACCATTAGGTAACATGATATTAAATAAGATCGCACGTCCTGAAATACTTGTAAGACCGAAGACAACACAGTCTTCACTCTCTCCATGATGTTTTTTAAGGTCATACAAAAACTCCTTACGTATTTTACAATAAATAGGTGGAATATTTGCGTTCAGATAAGCCATTCATATTATTGTGCTAAGGGGTTAGAACTTTTTAATTTAAGCTCATCTAATTGATTTTGTAAAAGTTGTATTGTTTTTTCATTTACTAAAATCTTTGTATGTCCATGTTCATGATCGTGTTCTTCTATCTCATGTGTGTGTGAAGTATCTGCATTCCTCAATGCATCAACTTTTTCTTCAAGCACAGCTATTTGTGCTGAGTAATCTACAGATTGTTGATTTTCTAATGCATCTAATTTAGTGGTAATTTCACCATATTTAACAAAACCACCACCAATTGCAGCTATTACACCTAATAAGGCAGCTACTCCAGCTAATTGATTTTTTATTTTATCCATTTTGTAATACCTCGATTTCTTTTAACAGATTTTGCCTTTCTTGTAAAAGGTTGTCAAGTTGTTGTTTTTTTATAAAAATAGGATCATTTTGTTTGTATGATATCAAATCTTTCGTGTAAATTATTCTATCATCTTGTATTTGTGCTTGATCTTCGTATATAATTTTAGGTTCATAGAAAGGAATATTATATGCATCAAGAAGATTTCCTGATGACATTACTTTTAGTTTTACTAGGTTTTTTAACATTAAGTTTTTATCTATTTGCTTAACTTCTTCATCAATTTTTTCTAAAATTCCTTCAAGTCTTGCTGTTTTAGTTTCTTTCTGTTGTACGTTTTTTTCTTGTTTCGTATCACTTTCATTTTCAGCATTGGAAGTTTCAGTAGTTTCGCTATTGGATTCTTCTTTTTCATTTTCCTCCTCTTTAACAGCTTCTGTTAACATTTCAATTGGCTCCTCTTCTTTTTCTTCTTCAGTGAATTCTTCTATTTCTTCCATGATAGGTTCTTCTTCAAACTTTTCTTCTTCTTTCATCGCTACCATAACAGGCTCTTTCATTTTTATTTCTTCTTCCATTTTTATTTCTTCTTCAAAGAAGAATTCTTCTACAATTTTATCTATTTCCTCAAACTCATCACCAATGTCTTCAAATACATCATCTATTTCATCTTTAATTGCAGGAGGTAGTGGTGAATAAAATATATCTAATAATATTGCTTTTAATTCTGCACCCAATAAATTTGGACCTACAGCATCGGTGCTATTAGGGTCGTTACCATCTATACCAGTCCACTCCCAGTCCCATTTTCTTGCACCCTCACCAGTATAGGTAATTGTGTCTGTGTATGTGTGAGTATTGCTGTAATATCCTGAATCTTTATTTCTGTTTTGTGTAACTGTTGCAAGTTCCTGATCGTTTTCATCTAATATAGTAACTGTTGTAGAATAACTATCTTGTCCAGATGTTGCTTGACCGCATTGATAAGCAGATCCTGTCCACTCACAGTTTTGTACTTCTGTTTTTGATGTGAGTGTGACTCCACCGTCTAAACTGTCCGCTGTAGTTGTGAACTGTCCACCAGTTTCCTTTTCTGTTGTAATATTTAATAAACTACCACTAGCTGAAACTGTACCAGTTCCTTGTGCTTCTAACTCACCATATTGTGAAAAATCAGTAATACCACTATCTAAAGTCCATCCAGAAGAGCTATTAATTCCATCAATATTTCCAGATTGATTTTGTGTTGATGTCGTTCCTGTTCCAGCGTTTGGTAATAAGTTACCGCTTGTCGCTGTTTCTGCTGAAGAAGTTGTATGGATTAACATCATCAGCAAAATTGTTGATACGATTGATCGCATAGCCAACTCCTATTATCATTATAATTAACCAAATCATTTAGGCGACTCCCAATTTACAGGTTTCTTTTTAGGAACAATTGTTTTATCCATTTGTTCCATTTCTTTTGTAATTAGTTTTTGTTCTTCCTCGTTTTTCTTCTCTATAATTTTAAGATTGTTTACATACTGATCATAATCAGGTCTTAACTTGTCATATTTTTTCCAAGCAGCTTTTGCTTCTTTTCCAATTTTACCTTCAAACGGACATGGGGTTCCCGCCTGTTCCATTGCAAAAAAAACTCTTTCGTCTTGACAAAGTAGAGCAACTGCTGCAACTTTCATTCCTAATGTATTAAGTTCTCTTGATAATTTTATTCTTTCACAATTTTTGTCTCTAAAAGACTTGCCACCGGATACACCAATACCAAATGTCTGCACTCCCGCGCTCGCGCCCGCGAGACAAACATCAGAACCAGAATTAGTTACTCCTGGAGCAGATGCTGTTGGAGGAGCAGATTTTATATTTGAGGTGCTATTGTTAGTTGTAGTGGTGTTATTTGAGCTACCGCTCTGGTAGGTATTGGTAGCAGATGACGTGTAACCCCCAGTTATTGAGGTATTTGACCCACTAGTATTATTCTGGGTTGTATTAGCAAATAATGCAGTTGTAAAAAAACTAAATAATGTTAATAATATTAGTGTCCTCATCTATAATTCCTATCTCAAATACGATTATAGATGAGGTTTTTATATAAATCTACTAAGTGGGTTAAATTTATTAGCCTTTAGGTAATGAACTTTTTAACCAGTCCATTAATTTATTCCAAGGCCAACAAATAATTTTCCAAATCCATTTGATAATTTTTTTTATCATAGAATCCTCCTTGATTATTTTGACGATTTCGTGAACACATTCAACACAACTACATGTGTCGCAGGTTTGTTTACTTACAAAGTAACCTTGACCAATACAGTGACAAACGTGCCCACATTCTAAACATGTTTTCCTCATTTAACATTTCCACCTTCTTCTTGCTTGCCTTAATCTTGAATTAGGGTCTTTTGCAGCTTTAGGAAATTGTTTCATTTGCCCTGCTGATCTTGCGCAAAATGATTTACGCCTTTTAGCAGCTTTTGATCCTGGTTTAACTTTACCAGTCACAGCTGTTTTTAATTTAGATCCTGGATTGTCTCTTCTATACCTCGCAACCCCTGCAGCAGTCATACCTGCTCCAGATTTTGTAGATCTAAAATATTTTTTAGTCTTAGGTGGTTGTATGTCTCCACCTCTTCTAAAACCTATAACTTCTAGTCCAGTTTTATTCATTACTTGTCTAGCAATATTGTAGCCACCATTGAAGTTGTTAAAGCAGAAACTGTCATTCCACCTTCAAATAAAATTCCATCTTCTGGAATATTGAAAGCAAAAACATCTCCTGCTGGACAATCACCTACGAATTGTGTGACTGAATTTCCATCTTGTAAAGTTATTGCTCCAGCACCTGCAGTAGGATTAGAAAGAATAATTCCTCTTAATCTTGTTCTTCCTGCGAATACAGAACCAGTACCTGTAACTCTTACTGCTTTTACATCTGATTTCATAAAGTTCTCCTTAATTCGGTGCTCCCGAAGGAGCACCAAGTTAAATATTAATATTACGCTATTGTTGCGCCATTGTTTCCAACAACAACCCAACCAGCTGCGCCATAAACAAGCACTACACCATCTCCAACGTCATTGAAAGTTATTGTAGTTCCACCAGCAAGAGTTGTTGGAGTAAGAGTTCCGTCTCCTCCGTCAACGACCATAGTAATGATCTTAACTTGACCCATAGATCCGTCAGCAAGAGTTAATGCATCTGCACCAGTAGTAGTGATTTCAGTTATAAGATCTGTAAGATTAACAGCTCCTGCTCCTGATAAAGATTGTCTACTTCCAGTAATGATATCTGAGTAAGACGTACCTACAGTGATTGCACCAGTTGTTGTATTTTTAGAAATTGATTCAAAACCATTCTCTGATCTTACTGGTCCTGAAAAAGTTGTATTTGCCATAATATTCTCCTTTGTATAGCTTTAATTATGTAGTCTCTATACCGTCTGCCTAGCCAGTCTACATAACAATTAATCTAGGTAATTTTATTATACATAAAAAAAGGGGCGATGTAAAACACCGCCCCTAATTAGTAATACTGTTAATTAGTATTAGCTAGTTGGTAAATTTCCATTACCAAATACACATCTTGGATCAGAAAATCCAAAAGAGTATCTTTCTCTAGCTTTAAATCTAACGTTACCAGTATCGAAGTCACCTTCCATCGCTGTTTTGATTGGTGATCTAACGAACATTTTGAATCCGTTAGGTACATCAGTCAATAAGAAGTATGAATCAGTGTCAGTTAGGAAGTTGTTTACAACATACCCTTCTGGTACCATACCCATGCTTCTGATAGCGTTGATATCGTTATCTGCAGTTCCGACTCTCATTGGAGACTTCATCAATCTCTCAGCAGTAAATTGTAATTCTTTTGGAATTATCATTTTTCTACCTTGAGTAGCGATTTTTAAGCCTCTTTCATCAACGAATCCTGCGATGTCGATTAACGATTGCTCAAGTGAAGTTTCGTTAAGGTCTGCAGCAGTTGAAAGAACATTTGAGAAAGTTCCACCAGTTGCAAGTGGGTGAGAGTTATTAATTAATGAAACTCCGTCACCACCAGTAACAGTTGTTACTTGCGCGTTGTTCAATACATTAGCAGCTTTAACTTGCTTCGTATTTGCCATAGATCTTGCAAGAGCTCTTGTGTATCTTGCAGCTAATCTATCGTATAGGTTGTCTTCGATTGCTTCCTCAGTGATTGAGAATGCTAATGCGATTGTCTCGTGTGAGTATCTAGAAGTGAAAGTTTCACTAGCTTGATCAAACACAACTCCAGCACCTTCTTGTTTAACAGGTGCAGAAGCGAAACCGCTTAACATTACTTCCTCTTCGAAAGCTCTGTCAGATGTTTCAGTAGCATAAATCTCAGCGTGCTGATTTTCATATCTACTATATTCCAGGCCGAATAAAGCATTCAAACCTGGCTCTAGTTCCTTAACTAGTTGCGAACGTGATATTGCCATAGTTTATTCTCCTTATTCTATTAAGCTAAGCCCGTACCACTTCTGTAGAAGTGATTGTTTATTCTTACAAGAATATTTGCATTAGCTGATGCAGTGTCAGAATTATCTGGATCTTGCGAAATGTCGATCGCTTGAATAGCGAAAGTAGTCGCAGTTCCTGATACTGATACATCAAGTTGTGCTTTTGATATTCCTGTTTGTGTAACACCAGTAGTGTTAGTAACAGAGTAGTTTTTAAATAGATCTGCTCTAGTAAAAGCCGCGTCTGCGTCTACTAAGAACACTGCATCTGGATCATCAACAACAAACGCAGTAATGTCGCTTGCAGCTATTGAACCAGGGTAGTAGTTCTTGTAAGTTGGCTTTTGTGTAGTTGGATCAGTGTAAAAACATCCGTTAAAAACGCCCACAACAGCATCTGAAGTGTTAGCACCATGTTTCTGAATATTACCAGACGCTAGTGGTTCCACTAGATCACCTTGGTAAATTGCAGTCGCATAGCCACTAGCAATAGTGTATCTGTTTTGAGCTCCTACTAATGGTGTACCGTCAAGTTTTCTGTAAGGTCTTAGACCGAACTTTTCACTTACGTTAGCCATAGTTGTTTTCTCCTTTTTAACATTTATTTAATCCAAGCTACTTGTAGGTATCGCAAAAATATTACTTTTTACGAGAACCGCCAAAGGTAACTCTAGACTGCCTATCAATATTGATTGGCATGTCCGGGTGTTGTTCCTTCATAAGATCCCTATCAATCGCGTCTGTTCTATCTTGAGTAATTTTTCTAAAATACTCAGCACGTTGTTTTAGAATCTCCTCTGGTATCCTTGCCAACACAAGGCCACCAATTCCAATGAGACCAGCATGTTTTCCTTCTGTGATGATCGGATAATCGTGTTCGCCAATTTCACTTAATAGTGTTTCAGCTTTAACGAATTCCCAACCCTCTCGAAGTTTTTTGGAAACGTTTGCAACGTCCTCCAAACCTTGAGTCGCAGTACGGATCCATCTATGACAGTATCCCTGCGGTGCAGCTGGCGCATCCAAACTGGATGGTGGAGTCCAATCTTTTTTTCTAGATTGTTTAATTCTAGATTCAGACTCGCGTGAAGTTTTTATTTTTTCCATGTTATACTCCTTCCTTCACGTATTTTGCGTATTCCTCTAGTGGCACCCCTAATTTCTTAGCGATAACTACCTGTGATTTGGTGAGCTTCACAGACTTGCGTCCACCTGATCTTCTACTAACAGAAGCTACGTTTTGGACGGGTGCAGCTTTTGGTGTTTCTTCAGCAGAAGATTCGGCAAACTTCTGAGGGAAATATTCCTTCATACGTTTGTTTATTTGATTATAATACTCGTCACTTTCCCCGTCAATTCCCTGCTGAATAAGATCTTCGTGGATACTCATTGCAGCACCAGTCAGCACTCTATCAGTACCAAACCAGTCGTTTTCTTCAGCCCATTTCTGTGCTCTTTGACTAATTGGTGCTTGTGGTTGCGCCTCCTGTTGGACTTGAGGTTGTGACTCAGCTTCTTTTTTCTTTGCCTCTTTTTCACTTAGAGACATAGAAACCTTTTCTTTTTCTACAGCCAATTTGGTAAGCTGATCATTAGCCTCCATAATTGCATCTGTATCATTAGAATCTAATGCAAGTTTTAATTTATTCTTTGCTTTATCTCTCTCAGAATCAATTCTTGCATCATACTCTTTAAGATAGTTTGTATCTGTTTCATCGTATTTCTTTTCAACAGAATCATACCTATCCTTAAGACCTTTCGCATAATCCATAGCAGCTTTTTCTCTTCTCTCTGCTTCACGAATTTGAAAGGTAAGTTTTTTTATTCTTTTTTGAACTTTTTCAGAATACTCCTCTAAATCACCTTTATCATCTTCTTCTTCTGGTTTTTTAGTTTCTACGGGTTCAGGTTTTTCTTCCTCAACTTGTTTAGTTTCTTGTAGAAGTTCTTTTGCGGTTTTACCACCAGTTACATCTGTGTAACCAAGGTCTACATTTTCTTTTGGAGCAAAAGACTCATCTGGTTCATTTGCTTCAGGGATGTCAACATTTGTTTCATTGACACCATCAGTATCTAACTCCACTTGGGGAGCTTTGTTTTCTTCAGCCATATATCCTCCTTAATAATGGTGCAAGATATCTCTTGGATTTTTAATTGTTGAAATAACTTCATCATCATTCAACACTCTTACTTCTCCACCTTCAATCTTGAATCTTGAACCTGCGTACCTACTGAAAATAATCCAATCGTGTAGTTTACACCAAGGCCCTAACGGAAATTTATCTTTGTCTCTGTAACAAAGATTACCCATTTTAAGAACGAGACCACAAACTGTAGTCATCTGTATGGTTTCTTGCGTTGTATCAGATAGGATAATACCACCCTTTGTTTTTTTAGGGCCAGCATAAGGCAATACTAAAATTCTATAGCCTGTTGGTGTTGGTAATCTATCTAATAATTTATCATTGATCGCTTTTGGATCTAGGACTGTTCTAACTTCTTCTTCGCTTTTATACGAGTCTTCAAGTTTACCAGTCCGTTTCGGTTTTACCGTGGACATTGTCATCTTCTAACTCCTGTTTATCAAGCAGGTCCTTTAGTTCCTGTTGCAAATCCTCAAGGGATTTGATTTGCCCTCTAACATATTGTAGTTGATCCATTGTGTCAACACTATATATAGCGGTGTCCTTGAGTTGAGCTAGTCTTTTTTTCAAATGTCTCTGCACTAATGATATTGTTTCAATATCCATATAACTCCTCCAATAGTGGAAAATAATTTATATTAATGTTCATTCTGCAATGCGCATCAGTAGAAGTAGTTCCTCGATGTTTGATATTAGAACTAAAAATTATTAATCTATTTTTACTGCTTTCTATTTTTTCTCCAGTTTCAAATTCAGTAAATCCATTATTGGAATTTACATAATAAATTGCAGTTAAATTATCTTTGTAATCAATATGAAAACCATGTGTAATTATATTTTCTGTCATTGGTATACAATTTGCTTTTACTCGTACTAAAGATTTAATTTTCATTTTTTCTATTAATGGTTCAAGTGTAGGCCAAGCGTTTGACATAATTTTGTGTTTAAAATAAAAAGTATGTACAAATTGAAACTGGTGGTTAGGTTTTTCTTGTAGATGGTCAAATTCTGGATTTATTGAAGAAGAATAATACCATGGAAAAAAAGGATGTGTAAATTCTTGTTCTATTTTATCTGCTTCTTCTATACTTAGAAAATTATCTATTATTTTTACGTTTTCTGAAGACAAACTTTGTTTTCTCCCTTTTCAAATGTTTTGAAACCCCAATAAGACAAAACTTTGCTAATTAAATTCATATCATACACAAAATAATCATCAAAAATAAATCTTGTTCCTTTTCTAGATTTATCTGCGAACCATATAGCTTCTCTCATAACATCCATTGTTTTATGTGGCCCATCAAAATGAACTAAGTCAAAAATTTTTTTAGTTGAGTTGAATAAATTCATAAACTGAATGTCTGTTAAGTGATAAAAATTAAAATTTTTATTATTATTAAAATCTTTTACTAATTGTATCCTCATCTCGTCTGGATATACAGGTGGTTTATCAGTCCACTTTCCATCTTGTTTCCATTTTAATCCACGTTCTTTCTGATTATCAAAATGCTCGTACTCTAAGCTTCCATAGGGATCGACAGCTATATGCTCATATGGTTTATTACCAATTCTAGCTTTTGTAGCTAACATAATAACTTGTGATCCTAAACCTTCTCTAACACCTATTTCACATGTTGTAACTGATTTAGGTTCTTCGAAAAATGGTAATGTCTCACACCATTTTTTTAGTAAATCGTATTCTGTTGAATCCCCTCTGATTGCCATAGAGGCACTATAAAGTTTATTTAAGCTTTTGCAAATGTTTTGACGTTTGTTGGTTTAGGGCCAATGTTCGGGACTTGGCGCTTTCTGGCAACAGCAGATGCCTTTTGCGACTTTGTCATCCGAGTGGCCTTTGCAAGTGGGACGCACTTTGGGTACTTCCTTTTTGAAGATGTTGCAGATTTTCTGCCACACTCTTGATACTTGCCACCTTTTTTCTTTGCTCCAATATCTACCCATTTTTCATTGAACCATTTCTTCAACCCACCTTCTTTCATGTATTGAATATTTTTTTGCATTACACCAAATCTTTGTAATAATCTGCCATTCCACCTTTTGACATCTCTGGAACTTTTCTTCCTTTACCTGCATTACCATATCTACTAGTTGTAGTGTCTATTGTCATTGCATAAGGTAAATCACTTTCTTTTTGAAATCTAGGTTTCTTTTTTGGATGTATTCTTTTTTTTAATGATTTTAATTTACCTGTAATTTTTCTAACAGCGTCCATATCAAGACCAGATTTTTCTAATCTGCCTTTTCCTGATTGTGAACCTGCTGTAGTGTTTACAGATAAACCAGTGTTTGCTTTCTTAGGTCCCCAATCTTTTCTCTTCTTACCTGATGGATCTTTTATTTTACCCGCACAAATTTTACTAGCATATGCGTTCGCGTATGCACTGGGGTAAACTGCAAATTTTCTTTTAGCGGCAGCTTTGCCTCTTGCACAAAGTTTTGTCATATCTGTTGCATCCTTGGGTCATTTGATAAAATATTTTTTTCTGCTTTTGGTCTAGCTTTTGAATCTTTTGATCTCTTACGAAGCTGAGCTATAGCAGATTCTTTTTGACTTTTTTCTTTTTTCAATTTGTATAAATCTCTGTGTAGGTTCATTTTTTACCTCCTTGGCCATTACGCCATATTTGAGTTCCCTTTATACCATAAACGCTCGCCACGACAAGGATCCACAAATTTGTGAACCAGGTCGGCAGCTGTGAGAAGTATTCGAAGAATAATTTTACCTTATCCATGGAACTCGGATCCTCCGATACCACCGCCCACGCCAAAACCAACACGGGCGCTGAGAGAATTAAAAGTATGAACTCGTCTTTCCAGTCTGATTGGCGTGCTTCTAATAATTTGCCCGAATATTCTAACTCCCCCTGAGCCATGCGTTCGGCTTGTTTACGGGCAGCATCCGCCATCAACATTTTAGTCTCCTGGCGTTTCTTAAATATGTGTGTACCAGCTTGGGCAGCAATTTTGAAAGCGCTTAACCACATTTTTATATTTCTCCTTACGTCTTAAACATAAATAATTTATCATCATATTAAGCACTTGGAAAGCCTTAGCACCTGTAACTTTCCATCTGTAAATTCTTTGTCTATTTTCTCTTTCTTTTTCAAAATAAGTAAATCCACACCTAAAAAAGTGTTTAAACCTTTTAATTAAGTCTTCATCTACCATTCCAACACTTAATTGGAACTGTCTTCGACTTTTTCCGTGACTGTGGTACCCAAAAGAACCTTCTCCATCAAAAAGTCCTGTTAAAAATATTAACTTAGCTTTTTTGCTTAACTTATCGTAGTCCGATAAATTTTTTACCTGTGACTTGTACTTCCTTGATGCCTTTAATGTCAGATTTAGCTCCTGGTTCTCTATGAGGGCATCCTCCTGTTTTAAGACCTTGTGGTTGGGGTCCTTTTTCAGGTGGTGGCCCTTGTTTTATTCCACCGCTTGTTCCATTTAAATTATTTTTTTTCAAGTTTCTGTCTCGCTACTTCTAATCTTTCATCAGATTGTTGATCTTGTGTTGCAAGTCTATCATATTCAAAGTTTAATCTTTCTTGCGATCTTTGATTTTCTTGTTCTTGCTTAAATTGTGTTTCTTCAGCTTTTCTTTGCATGTCCATAGCTCTTAAATCTACTTCTTGCTGTTTAATTCTAACAAGTGGGTCTTGTTTAGCAGCGTTTGCCTGCATTTCAGACTGTACAAGCTCTTGTGTTATCTGTGCAGCACGTTTTGCGACCTCTGCATCGTACATAATTTGAAATTGTTCTGGATTTTGTTGTTGCATTTGTGCCATTTCTGGATTTTGTGCCATCATAGCGTTTACTTCTGCTCTTGCTTTAAAAGAAATGTGATCAGAAACGTGTGATTGTAGTAATGCATACACCTGTGGGTTAATCTGAACCATTCTTGAACTCATAAATGCCATGTGAGTAGCTAAATGAGCATCGTGATCTTGAAATTCGAATGCTGTAAGTAGTTGCATCTGTAATGAACGTGCATTTTCTTTCGCAGGATCCATCGGCTCTGGTTGTTTTGGTGGTGGTTTAAGTAAACTTTCAATTTGTTTTGTTCCTAACGCTTCATAAACACGTCTGTAAGCCTCATGTAGGTTGTGCATTTGAGGATTTGAACTAGCAATTTGTAATTGTGTCTGTGCAAGTGTTACTCTTTGTGCCATAGACATGATATTTGGATCTGCAACAGGTAAAATATCGACTCTTCCATCAAAATCTGCAGATTTAATTTGTCTTGGACCACCGTAAACATCAAACGGATACTCTGGTGGAAGGTAATCAGCACAAATTCTTGCTAAAATTTTAAATTCTAAACGCATTGCGTAGTAACAACGCTTATGAACACCACTCATAACTCTACTTCCACGTTCCATAAGTGCAATTGTTGTACCTACAGCTCTGTTTTGAGTGTCATTTCCAATATTGGAATCTGTTATTGCAGCAAATTTTTGTCCTGCTTGTACTACAAAACCTAAAAGGTTGTATAAAGTTACACTTGGTTCACTAAAAGGTAGTGGAAAAAATTGATCTCTAATGTTACCACCAGGTGCATCTACATCTCTGAACTCTCCTGGTTGCATTGGTTGGTCATCATCTCTAACTCTAATACCTCTAGACTTAAATCCTGCAGGTAAATTTTTTAAAGTTCCTGCATCAATTAATTGCCTCAATGATTGAGTGGCTGCTTGTGACAAACCACCAATCATGTGAGTCAAACCAAAACCGTAAAATCCTAAACCAGGAAGAAATTTATAATGAACAAAGTATTCTATTCTGGAGTAATTTAAATCATCTTGCCTGTAGTTACGGTAAATTGATAGTATTTCCCCTGAGCCCTCATCTATTGTTACAACATAAGGAATTTTTATTTTCTTAGCTTCTTTGTCTAAATTTTCATATTCATCTAAATTTAAATCTACGTGCATTTCTAATACAGTGTGTAAATAATCGTCACCTGTTCTTTTTACACCTTCAAGTTCGTTTAATTTTTTTTGTAAATTATCTGGTTCCGTTGAGCCTTCTGAAAGTTCTATGTCTCTATAGAAACCTGCAGCCATTTTTTTATTGATTTCATTTCTAGTCATTTTGATGACATGTGTAATTCTCTCACAATCTTTTAAATCTGATGCATAGTAAGGTACTACAATATCCTCAGCAGGTATAAATTTAGAAACAGGTCTTGTTAGTAATGCATCGTAATATACTTTTTTAAAAGTGCTACCGGACAATGGTAAATAAAATAACATTTGATCCATGTCAGTTGTGTATTCTTCCATCTCCTCCATAAGAAGAAAGTTCATGTAATCTTTAACTCTGTCTGCTTGTTGTTCTATTGCAGGTGATTTAAGTCCAACAGTTTGTGTTCTTACTGGACCATCAGATGGTACTAATTCTTTAAAAGCTTGTGCTTGAAATTGTGTGACTGCTTCTGCAAGCATTGGGTGAGTAACATTTGAAGCACCTTTAAAAGGTCTTGTTACATTCATGTATTTAGTTCCAAGTAAATCTAAACCTTTGATATATGCATCTTCCCAATCTTTTCTGGATAGTTTATCTTTTTTATATTCGTCAACTAATTCATTAGCCATGGATCTTAGGTCTCTTTCATCCATATCCTCTGCTAAATTTGCATTAAAATCGTCTTGAGGTCTCTCTTCTACAACTTCTTCTTCACCCTCAATAGTTATATCTACAGGCATACCTTCTGGTTGTTCACCTTCAGTAGAGACTCTTGCTTCTTCTTCAATAATTTCGTTATTCTTTTCAACGGCCATAATTAATTATACCTTCTTGTTTTAAATATATCTACCACAAGACCACCAAGAGCTTTATAGGTTTTTTGTGTGTTTCTCATTAAAGGGGACACCTTAATAGCAAATGCATCAAAATACAACCTTGGATCATTTTCTAAAATTAACTTATAGCCTTTTTTTGGATCTTTAATAGCATCATCGTGATAAGTATTTGTAAGTTTTTTTCCTTTCATTACGGTTTCTGGGTATCTGAAAGAATCGGTTTCAACTTTTTTATAAGGAAGTTTTGGATCTGATAATGACAATTTTTGAGAACCTGCTGAAGAATTATAAAACCTTGCAACTCTTTTCATAATATTTGGCATTACTGCTGTACCTTTGTTACCAATACCTTTACCAGATGCATATCCGTAAAATCTTTCATTACCCGCTTTATATCCTTGACGGAAACTTAACTTGTCAAACGGGGCAACGGCAACGTAATCAACATTCTCTCTTGCAGCTTTTTGTAAAAGATATTTTAAAGCATGATCTCCATATGCATCTGCTTCAACAAAAGGATAATAATTTTTAGAATCTCCATATACACCTCTGTTTTTTGTCATCAACTGAACTTTTTTATTTATGTCTGATAAAGTTTTACTCAAATAAGTTACACGTCCTGAATCTTGTGTATTTATTGCTTTGTTTAAATCATCCATTAAACTTGATCTTTGTGTTAATAACATCTTCATTTCTAAATCAGCTTGAAAAGGATTAAATCTTTTTTCTCCAGCTAACTGTTGTGCTTTTGATAAACTTTTTGCAACACCTTGGTTTACATCAGATTGTATTTCATTAATTAAAAATACTTTTTTACCTTCTGGAGTAAATCTTGTATCATACCTAATGTGATAAATATTATTTGTTTCACTTGGAAGAGCTTCACTAAAATGACCTCCCTTGTTAAAGGGTTGTGAGTTTGTTGGTATTGCATCATCTAATACCATAATAGTTTCTCTATAATCTTTACCACCTTGTAATGTGTAGTTTGTTTCTTTTCCATAATAAGTTTTAGATTTTTGCATTGGTGCAATAGATTCACTTATCTCTCCTAAAACTTTATTCATAAGTTTTCTATCACCAGGATCCACACCAGGAAGATTACGAGCTCTTTTTAATTCATCGCTAAATTGACCAAAAGCACCTTTTCCTACATCATTTTTTAAAGCTCTTAAATTATAAATTGCTTCTCCCAACTGTCCCGTTACATCATTTGCAGAGTCGCCTGGAAGAGTTGAGTATTTTTTAGATAAAGAATTTAATGTGTCATCAGCGTTTTTCATAACACTATCAAATTTTTCAGTTACACCTTTTGGCATACCTAGTTCTATAGGTCTTAATCTATTTACAGGATTTAATTTAATCATTGCACCAATTTCATTAGCGTCTAGTTTTAATCCAAACTTTTTAGCAGCAAATAATAAACCACCTGTTAAATCTCCTGCTTCATTGAATATAGCTAAGTTAGAATCAAATAATTCTTCAGAAGAAACATTAACTTCTTTACCTGCGAAAGGGCCTCGGTCATACTTAAATCTTTTTTGATCTCTAACAGTTTTTTGTGCAGGCTTACCAAATATTTTAAAATTTACTTTTCTTGTTGATGTTAAATGATCTAACCATTCGTCTGCTGTATATTTACCAGCACCTTTTCTCATTACCCAATCATAAGTAGAGGATCCAAAAGCAGGGGCAACATCATCACCCATGTGAAGTTCTTTAGTTGCTTTTCTTACAATAGGTGGATTTCGTATTTCACGTACAGCTAACTCTTGTCCAGTTTCCTGTGATGGTTTTGGAGTGTAAGTTATCTGTTTGGTTTGTTGTCCGGTAGCCGGTGTTGCTGAAGGCTTTTTGGCCTTGAGGAACTCCTTACCAAGTTGAAGTAATCCTTTAAGGGACACTGTCCCTCCTAGTATAATTTAGTAGGTTTGTTTTTACCTAGTTTGCATGCAACTTTAATAGACTTACCAGATTTATAACCCATAGGCTTTTGCATCATGCCACCACCCATTTTACCAGTAACTCTAGAAATAAATCTATCTGCTTTCATAGGTGTGTTTTCATCAGTAACAGTATCTAACATACCAGCGATCGCAGAAGTAACTTTAAAATTTTTATACTTTTTTGGTTTAGATTTTTGTCCTGCTCTTCCCGCAGGTCCTCTTCTTTTAGCTAGATCAGATTCTTCTGCAGGGCCTCCTGAAACTCTTTTAATCATGCCACCACCCATTTTTTTATCTTTCTTCATTTTAGATTTTAAAAATTGATGTGCAGCGACTCCTGCTCCAACTATAGGAAGTAATATTTTTCCAACTCTAGTTGCTTTCACTGCCTTAGCAACTCTTTCCCTACCTGTTCCAGTTTTTTTATCAATTACACCTTTTTCTTGAAGTTCATATTTTTTAGAAAATGAATCATCATCTTTTACTCTAATACTTTTACCAACTCTTGCTTTCATAATTTTACCAGGTTTCATTTTTTCATCTTGTAAACCTTGACCTCTGCCTTTTGCTTTTTCTGCTTTTAAGATTTTAAAATCTTGTGCATCAATTCTGTTGTTATTATTTTTATCTAACTTCTTTTGTTTTCCTTTAAGACCACCTTTAGAAAATTTGTCTTGTGACTTTTCTTTTTGCATAGCCATAAATTTTTTTCTTTTCTCAACATACTTTGGATCTTCTCTTCTCATAATTACTCCTAATAATATTTGTACTCTTTTTCTAATTTCATTGGTGGGTCATCCCAATCATCAGAATAGGTACTTACAAATCCACCTTGTCTATATCTTAACACAGCTTGGGTCATACTGTCTACATAGTCATCATATTGACCATTAGGAAAAGCAGCACATTCCTCAATTACTTCTTGAGCAAAGTGCTCATCTAATGGAGCATATACCATACCCGATTCAAACACAGGGGCACAGCTATTTATACGTGTATGCTTATCTCTACCCCTTGCTGGAACATAATCAATAACAGGTATACCTGCACGTCTTAACTCATGTATCAAGGGTTGTCCTGAAGCTTTAGCCTCTACAATTACGGTTTCCGGTTCCCAGTATTGATATTGCTCTAAAGCAACATTTTTTAAATCGGGAAAGTCATAACGACCCTTTTGTGCATCGAGAAGTATTATACATTTTTCATAACCTTCTACAGGTTCAAATATACCCCAGGTGGTGATTGCAGAATAATCAGCAGTTTCTTTTTTAGAAAATGCAGTATCATAACTTTGTATGACATGGAGCAATCTAGGGAGGTAATCCTTATCCCAGTCTTGCCACCATTCACGTTTTATGATTGCACCTTCTTCTGAAGTTGGGTCCTGCATGTATTGTGCGTTCCAGTTCTTCGTTGAGATAGATGCTTTGACAGAGTCTAAATCTTCTTTACTCCAATACTCAGGCCATACAGGTTTATCGTTTGGTAGAATTGCAGGGAACTCAATTACTTTCCACTTGTCCGCTTTTGGTTCTGATTGAGCCTTCACTAAACGACCAGTGAGATCGTCTACCGCCCACCGGGTCATGACTACAAGAATACGGCCACCGGGTTGTAAACGTTGTCTTGGCCCAGAGCTATACCACTCGTAAGCACGATCCATGGCTGAATCAGACATTGAGTCTTGTTCAGTGTGTGGGTCATCGATAATAAGTAAATCCGCCCCTCGTCCTGTAATAGAACCGCCAACTCCCGCTGCAAAGTATTCTCCCCCGTGATTAGTCTCCCAACGGCCTTTTGCCTTACTATCTTCTCTGAGTGTAACATTTCCGAAGATCTGTTTATACTCCTTGGTGTTCATTAAGTTTCGAACCTTACTACCGAACCTTGATGCTAGTTCAGCATTGTGTGATACCTGCATTATTTTTTTCTTTGGATACTTTCCAATATACCAAGCAGGAAACAAATAAGATGCAAATTCAGATTTAGTATGTCTAGGAGGCATATTAATGATGAGCCTCTTTGCATCCCCGTCAGCTATATCTTGAAATGCTTCAGCGATAATTTGGTGGTGCCCATATTTCTTTGGGTCCTTTGTTTTACGATAAATAAAATCTTGCCATACAGCTTCTGCAAAAATCAAAAAATTATCTTGGCATAACTTGATCCACTGTAATTGCTTCTGGAGTATTAAATCTTTTAATTCTTCTTCTGAAAGTTGATCTGTATTAAACATAATTTATATTTACATTTATTCTTAAATTCTCATCAGTTTGCGTGGTGCTTCTATGGTCTTCTAATCCATTAAACAACAGCATTCTATTCTCTACTGAATAAACCTTCTCTCCTGAACCTTTAAACTGTGTATAACCATTATTACTATTTACACTAAACAAGGCTACTTTATGTGGAGAGTCTCTGTCAACATGGTAATCATGAGTTACAGGGTCCTTTACATATGTATAACAATTAGCACGTACATGTAATATATGTTGAAAATTTAATTGTCCTAATATTGGATGTATAAGATCAAACCAATCACTTAACTGTTTACCATCTCTATAAAAGTTGTGAACGAAATAAAAACTTTTATTTTTTTCATTCTTAAATGCAACGTTATCACTATAGTACCAGGGAAAATCTTTATCAAAGAATTTATTTTTTAATAAATTCATTGTGTTTGGGTCCTTTATAAAATTATCTATAAACTTCATACCGTTTGGGACCCTAGTATATTTATGTATATTGCTTTGTAAACCTCTTTGCACAGCAAAGCCCACGCCTGAACGCGAGTTGTGAAGCGTAGTTGCTTCGTTAAGGTCGTTGGGATTTAAGAGCCTTCTATACGATAGATACACCAATGGCGTGATATACACGCCATTGGTTAGTGTTTATTATTCTTCTGTATTAAGTAACGCTTGGGTTAGCGTACTAAACTTTGTGAGTATGTTATTCTTAAACTCATCTATAATAGGATTGCCAACATTCTCTAGAATATGTTTTTCACATTCTCCCATTAGTAATTGAAACATAATCTCATAGTTCAACTGTTTCTTTTGCCCATTACTAATAACCATGTCAGCAAGTTGTGTTGGCGATTTCTCGCCAACTCTTTCAGCTAATACTTGTGCTATATTAATTAAACTATTGTTGGGCATCTGCATCACTCCCAATAGCTTTGTACTCGCTATAATGTATTTCCTTTTGGTGTTCATTCCATAAATCAATATGATTTATTTTGAACTTATCCTTATCAAAAGATTTTCTTTTTCTGTTAATCTTTTGAATACCAAAACTATTGCCATGTTCGTCTTGAACTATAACTAGGTTTTGATTAGTTCTATCGAACACATTAACAATAGATTGTTTCATTGTGTCCAACTCTTTAGCTAGTCTATTAGACTTCAGCTTTAATTGAGCATAAGCAAGTACAACTTTTTTTTCGTCTTGCTTTAGCTTCTTTATTGCATTTGTCATTTTTACCTCTTTTGTTGTTTTGACTATTAACTCTTATCAAATCCCATGAGTATTGCAATACATTAATTTAACTTTTTTTTATCTTTTTTATTAAGCATATTACTAATGGTATCAGCATTTGGCTCAACCTCTAATTGTGTGTCTATTCCTTTTAATAAGGCTTTAATAAATTTGGTGAACTCTTGCTGGTGCCGTTCCCCAGCTTTTAGTTTTGTTTTATCTTTATCATTAGCCAACCGAGAACGAGACGAGCCGACA